ATTACGAGTGTTCTAAAGATGCCATTGATGAATGGGCGTATTTGGATGATTTAATATCAACTGAAGAGTAATGATTATGAAACAGACGGTAGAAGAAGCTGCTCATTCTTTCGCAGAAAGTAGAAGCAGCGGAAGTGCATTCCCAGCATATTATGCAGGATTTGTTGCTGGTGCCGAATGGCAGGCAAAGCAATTCCCATGGATAAGCGTTGAGGATGCAATACCTAACAAACAAGCAAAAGGCATGTGTCAAGTGAAATATGTTGATGGTAGTATTGATGAAATGGCAATGCGAGAAGTGAATAAATGGATATATCCCTACATCAAGACTGGATATGTTACTCATTGGAAACCTATCCCCTCATTCGATGAGATACTCGAAGCAAACAAGGATGTACTGGAACGGATTAAGGAGAAAGGAGACTAATATGGAAAGGTACAGAATCATACGAGGAGAAGGGTATAACGGTTGTATCCCCATAATAATATATTGGGTACAAGTCAGAAAAGACAAACGTCTTTCATTCGAATGGGTGAATGTAAAAGGTTTTGATACCTATAAGAGAGCGAAAGAGTTGTTGGATGTTTTAAATGGTGATTGATATGAATATAGAAGAAGCAAAAATAAAGAAAGCGAAAGCAGAAATGGAGATAGCCCGGATTCTGGAAAATATCGAATTAGAAACCGGATTGAAAACCAATATAGTTTATGTATATCGGGAAAACACAGAATCAGAACCTTTATCTCAACCTAAAGAGTGTATAAGAATAGATATTATTTTGATGCTATGAGCAGGTTTGAGAAAGAGATTCTTCCTTTTATAGAGGAAGCGATTATGAAAAAGCTCCGTACATACAACGTGTACAGTATAAAGGAGTATGAGGACATACGGAAGGCAGTGAGGTATTCAATCAGATTTTGTAAGAAAAATAAAATTGTTCAATATTGTATTTGATTATGGAAGTAAAGAACGGAATAATAATAGATGGGGTGCTGCATGAACTGGTGAATACTAATTCAGAGGCTTATTGTGATGATTGCTCTCTTTATAGTATTTGTCATCAATCAATATTAATGTGCTACATGCTGGGTGGAGATATATTTGTCAGCCGTGGCAAAGTAACTGATATTAAGATAGATAAGGAGGAATAAATAATGCACCAGTGTAATTATTGCTGTTGGTATAATGAAAGATACGGGAATTGCGATTGTCCGTATGTAATGAAGAAGTTGGCTTGTGATAAAGCTAAAAAGGAGAAAGAAAGGAGTGAGAAATGAAATTAAAACATCCATTAGATTGGTATAACGAAAACACACCATCGGAAGATGAAGAATACGAAAAGGGATGTCTATCTATCGCCTTGATAGTAGCAATCATTTTCATTGTGTTAACGGTTGTAATTTTATCTTACGAATTATGAAAACAGAACAAGTATTATCAATAGAACAAATGAAGCACTTACAGGAGCTTGGATTAGATACAAGTGATGCAAGTATGTGTGTCGAATGGAGAGAATCGGATGAAAGCAAAAAGGTTGTAACCTCTTTGGATGCTGATACGTATTACGATTATTATTATGGAACTTACACCTTGCAGGACATTCTCGACAAGCTGCCGGAATCTATACAGATATATGATTTGTATATATTCAAACAAGCAGGTCTGTGGGTGTTCAAGTATATAGATGTGGAGGACGAAACGTTACATTCGGAAACAATGCCGAGAATAATAGATGCCGCCTATTATATGCTGTGCTGGTGTATTGAAAAAGGATATATTAAAACTAATTAGTTATGAAAGCAAGAGTAAGAGCGACCGGAGTTCTGATAGATGTAATCCCAAAAGTAAATATCAACGCGCAACATAGCGGAGATAATCTATATGTGTGCGATAATATGGTTTTCAGAGAATGCGAACTTGACTTTTTGAATGTTGGGAATTTAGTAATTGACTGGGAACAGAGGCGTTATGAACTGGCTAAAGCTGCAATGCAGGGAATATTAAGCGACGAGGAAGAAGTTCGCTACGCTTGTTCGGAAGCGGATTACAAGAAGGGAGAGAAACATACAGTACCTAAAGGCATTGCCCGATTTGCTATTGCTTGTGCTGATGCTTTAATTAATGAACTGAAAGGAGATTGAATAATGTCAAGAGGAGAAATATTAAAGCTATCAGATTTGAAAGACATGCACGGCTCTATTACTTTGGAATATACCGGGATTCTTTATGCTGGTGTAGATAGGGAAAAGAAGCTCCGTGAATTGGCAAAAGTTAATCCGCAGGAGTATTGTCTTGCATTAGGAGTGAATGATGATAGTGAAATTTTCAAAGACATTTCGTCGGGTTCCTTAGTGTCGCCGATGAAATTTTTTAAAAGACTGAAAGGAGAATAACTATGGGATTTACAACACCGTGCTTTATACGCAAAAACACACCGGATCTTCGGAAGAAGCTGGAAGAATTAGGATACAACCATCCTACTGATGTAGTTGAAGATGAAAGGTTTTGTATTGCTACATCACCAGTTAACTGCAATTATCATATTATTATTAAAGGGGCTTTTGATGATACAAATCCTTATTACACATGGAATTGTGCTGGAAGAATTGATTGCGGAACCAACGAGGAGCTTTTCTTGGCTATTGCCGCATTGAGGGATGATACAGACAAGAACCAATGGTTTGTATTGGACCATGACAACATATGGGAAGCGGTCGGATGCTACCAACACAAAGGGGATTTTATTCTTTGCAATCATGACCGGTGGTATTGTGGAACAGACGTAGCACAAGCACACAAGGCTACCGTAAAGGAATTGCAGGAACTATTCTCCCAAAATATTCAAGCCCCTCAAATAGAGTGGAACATCAACGACGTTATAAATAAAGATTAGTATCATGGAACAGAACAAGAAAGAAGTGGTCTTTGACGGCAAGGACCTTATATTCAATGTGGACGGAATAGAAATCAAGAACGGGAAACTGCCTGATTCCTTTGAGATAAAAGAACGCTATGAGATAAGCGCGGAAAGCCTTTCCAAGCTTGTCGTAGCGTTGGGTGACGGGAATACGCTTGCCGAATTTAATGAGGAACGAGGGAGTTACGGTGTTTTTAAAGCAGAAAGAACTATATATCCCTTGAAAGATGATTATGTCAAGAAGCTTGCCGAAGAAATTACCAGGTTGGAAAACAAGGCCAATTCCCTGCAAGAAAAGGTTTATGAAGAACGCAGAAAAGCTTCTGATGAAGAATACAAGCGCTACCTGCTGGAAAACTTGATTAAAGAGCACAACAAGCGCTCCTGGTGGGGACGGGCAGAAAAGATTGAACTTAAAACAGAGGAATAACTATGACAGAAGAACTTGTAACATTATAGACAGCGAAGCTGCTGAAAGAGAAAGGTATGTTTACTGATATAGAATTTCCTCCGCAATCCATTGCCCAAAAGTGGCTACGTGAAACCAAGAACCTGCATATCACTATATATAATAGTGCTTCCGGCTACACATACGATATATCTAAAGCGGATATGGGAACGGTACTTTATTGTTTCCCCGAAGGTCCGAATGATGCAGGTAATTGGGACACCTACGAGGAAGCAATGGAGGCCGGGATTTTGAAATGTTTAAAACTTATATGATATGGCTAAGAAAATAATGTTTAATGATAAATACAGCTTAACCCAAGCCGTATTGAATGGTCGGAAGACTATGACGAGAAGAATAATCAAATGTCCAGAAACATATAAAGGGCGTCCGGTTAAAGGTTTAAGGACTACCGGGTCAAAAGATATTCGCTTGGCAGTTGAAATGCTTGTGTACAATGAGGAGTGCGATGATTTTGTCCCGATGTATATCCAACCGAGATACGAAATAGGTGAAGTCATTGCCGTTGCGCAAAGTTATGAAAGTTTAGGGATGAATCCCGAAATTGCACTTAATGATAGGGACGGAATAGGATTTTATACTAAAACCAAATTCGCACCTGGTTGGAACAACAAGTTATTTGTCCGCGCTGACCTTATGCCCCACCACATCCGCATTACCAACATCAAAATCGAAAGGTTGCAAGACATTTCCGATAAAGATTGCTTGAAAGAAGGAATTTATAAAGGACAATGCGGAAGTGCAGATACACATTTTATGGATGCTTATTATTATAAAGGGGACATTCAGCCTTATTGCACCCCTCGTGAAGCCTTTGCCGCCCTCATAGATAAAGTCTCCGGCAAAGGGACGTGGCTAAAGAATCCATACGTTTTTTGTTATTCATTTAAACTGATAGACTAATGAGATTAAAACCTTTTAAATATATAAATGGAGAAATATATTACCAGTGCAATGTATGTAAACAATGGTTCTCAAAGAATGGGTTTTACGCTGACAATAGGCGTGAGATTGGTATAACATCAAGCTGCAAAAGTTGTCATAAGAAAACATCTATTCGCACTCGTAACTATGAGAAAGCCAAAGCGAGAGATGCAATAAGTAGGGCAAAAAGACAAAAAGAATATAAATCTTCGTTTGTTGTACAAGATTTTGATAATGAAGTATGGAAGGTTATACCAAAAACAGACGATGCTTACTTTATTTCAAATTTTGGAAGAGTGAAGTCATTAAAATGGGGAAAGGAAATACTTATAAAAACAGCAAAATCCGAAAAAGGATATATGCAGGTTTGTATAAATTATACCAATTGCAGAAAAACGAAAAGAGTGCATAGATTGGTAGCTCAAGCATTCATCCCAAATCCTAATGGCTATAAGGAAATAAATCATAAAGATGAAGACAAAACAAATAATAGAGTGTCAAATCTTGAATGGTGCGATAGGTTATATAATATGAATTATGGAACTTGGAAAGATAGAAGAAAAAATAGCAACCCTTATGTATTTGCTTACGAATTTGAACTGATTGATTAATATGATTATGGAAACTGTAGGACTGATAATTAAAATCTCCATCACTTTATTCAATGCCGTTGCATTAGGATTTGTCCTAATCATGGTAAGCAGATGGCATAGACGCATGGAGGACAAGCTGAATGAGATAAGGGAATACACCCGTAGGGTTTCAGACCGTGATGATGTTATTTATATGAATCAGCTTCAATGGCTGAAAAGTAAGCTGATTGAAGAGGAACGGTACGAGGAAGCCGCTAAAATCAATAAATGTATTGAGGATGAGTATAACAAATTAAAGAATAACAATAATGGGAAAAGACATTAATAATGAACGTGAAATAAAATTCAGAGCAAAGGCCATCAATGACGATTTTTTCAAAGGAGAATGGGTGTATGGTTATTATACGAAAGAATTATGGAGCGGCAATCTTTTGGACGTGATAACAGACGGAGCCAATGATATCCCCATACAGGTAGAGACGTTGGGGCAGTTCACCGGCTTGTGCGATAAGAACGGGAAAGAAATCTATGAATACGACATTGTAAGAGTATATGCAAAAGATGGAGCTTTCAACATAGTAGTGAAATGGAGCAATGAATCAATGGCATTTATGGCTTGCTATGTCGATGGGAACCATTCTCCTTTTTCTTGGTTTACCAACCTTCTTGTATATGAATTAGAGGTGATTGGTAATGTGTTTGATAACCTTGATTTAATTATAAGGAATGATAATGGAGATAATATTATTAGGGAAAAGGCTTGAAGACTACCCGGAAACAGAATATTACGAAAAAAGGCTTATCTACACGACATACAGTTCTTTCAGAGAGCATAACATTGCGGCATTCAAGAGCAGGCTGAAAAAAGACTTTGACTACGAAGTAATAAATCATTTCGTCAAGGACGGCAACGACTTTTGGACTACAGATGAAATTATAGCCGCTGTCCGTGTTTCCTTGTCCCTCAATCTGCTTACGGATGAAGAGTGGAAGAAGGCAATCCCTATTATAGAGCGTGGCCTTGAAGCCAATAAAGCCTATGTCCGTATGCTTGACGAGATGTCGGCTATATTGGAGAAGTATTGCGAGGAATGGGAGGATTTGGGTATGCGCCATACCTTCATGCAACGTGTTCCTCATGAATGCTGGCAGGGACGTTTTAGCAGGCATAGCCAGAATCCGGAACAAAAGCCGAATTATTCATGAGTAAACTATACAAAGTAACCCTCTTCGGCAAAACGTTCATGATTGGATGGTTCAGCCACGCGGACAAATGGTATCACAAGATTGGAATAATATATTGAAATCATGAGAAAAGTAGACAGACTGAAAAAGCTCCATGCCCCTATTGATGACAAATACAAGAAGATTGACACAACGGTAAACGGGGACGCGGAACGCCTCGCAGAGATGCACAAGGAAGTGGAAAGAAGGCTACATCCATTACGTATAGACAGAAGCACGGTGATTTACGTGCCGGCAGAAAAATGTAATGAGGGATACCGCCGAAAATGGATGAAAAAGGCTGGTATGGAAAAATATATTGTCGTTGTATAATTGTAGGTATTTATCACAAAGCAAGCAAAAGTTAAACTCTTGATTATGAGTAAATTATCTGCGCAAATGTTTGGCTAATTCGTTGATAATGAGTATCTTTACAATACTAAAAGAAACCAATATTACTAACAATTAAAAGATGTATACGATTATGGCAACAAAGAATATCATAAAAGAAGTAAGTTACAAAGGTCACACAATAACAATGTTTGAAGATGGCTTTCATCAAGAATTTGTAATCATAGACAATGATGAAGCAAAGCTGTATGATAGCATTGCAGATGCAAAGAGAGTTATTAGAGGCGAGCAACCTTATTGCGAAATAAACTAAGTTTAACCAGCAGGACAGAAGCCCTGCATAACACATAAGAGCAATGAACACATATTACAAATTTGCGCCAAACGTATTTTTGGCGAAGTGTAGTGAAAAACATGAAAGAGGTGAAGTTATAGACGTAACAACCAAGTATGGTAAGGAGAACGAAAGTATAGTATTTAATCTAATCTTCGAAAAAGATGGGTTTTACTATTATTCCATCGTTAGAGCTGACGGCTTTAATGTTCAAGAATGGGCGAAGCAAAGAGCGGAGCGCAGGCGAGAGTGGGCTTCATCGGCTGAACGTAAAAGTAAAGAGTATTTTGAGAAGTCTAACAAAGACAGGGATTTCCTATCACTTGGGGAACCTATCAAGATTGGACACCACAGCGAAAAGCGACACAGGAAAGCGATAGAGGATGCTTGGAACAATACCGGAAAAGCTGTTTCATTCAGTGATAAGGCAGCGGAACATGAAAGTAAAGCAGAATATTGGGATAAGCGTGCTAATACAATCAATCTGTCAATGCCGGAAAGTATAGACTTCTACGAGCATAAGTTAGAGCAGGCGAAAGAATACCACGAAGGAGTGAAGTCCGGCAAATACCCTCGTGAGCACGCTTATACGCTTACTTATGCTAAGAAAGCGGTTAATGAAGCGCAAAAGAATTACGAACAGGCTAAAAAGTTATGGGGAAAATAGGATTATGAAGCAGACTTTTATAAAATTGAGACAAGTTAAGCACGGGGATATATACATTAACCTTACTCACATAGTAGCCATGCAGCCGACTGATGAAGCATGGTTTAAACAAACAGGTGTTAGAACCTATGTGTCACTTACGTTACCTCTTAGCAGTTGTGAGGTAAGAGAAACAGCAAAAGAAATTATTGAACTGATAAAGAAGGCTGAAAATGAAGTGTAAATTTAAAATAGTTGAAACGCTTTCCAAAATAGTTGAGGTTGAAGCGGAAGATATAGATTCAGCTTATGAGGAAGTGGAAGAAATGATAAACACAGAAGAGGTCATTCTTACGGCTGACGATTTTTACGGTAGAGAAATTTATCCTTATGAAAACCAAAACAGATAAAGCGCTCTCATTGTTCCAGTGCGGTGATTTTAAAGCCGCACTGGCTATTTTCTCCACTTTCCGCATGGGGTTTACCAAAGAAGAGCAAAGAACACTGCAAATTGCAAGTGAAAGTCTTGCCGGAAATCTCTCGTTCTATCGTCAACTTGGAATTGACATCGACAAAGAGATTGAGAAAAGTAAGTCTATTATTACATCGAAGTACTTGAAAATGAAATAGTTAAACAACGTTTAAGCCATGCATATTTATGATTTAACTTATTGGTAATCAATATATTATTTGTATCTTTACATATCAAAAATAACAGATTAATCAATAAGAGCAATGAAGATTACACAAGAAACAATTAGCAAATTAAATGAACTTGGTTACAATGTTTGGGCAGATGATAGATACGGTTTTGTCGATATGAACGATTATAAGAGTGCTACTCACATAGGTATAGGAACAAAAAGTCACTCGGATGACTGGTTCTGCAAGTCGTTGAAAACTCCAAAGGAAAAAGAAGTCACTGTTGAATGGGTGCTTGATAAAATCAGTAAAGAGAATAGATATAAAAGTTTGTACGAATATCTTCAAAAGATAGCAGATAAAAATAGTATTAGCATATATCCTGCATCTTATGGTATAGGAGTTGCTTCTTTGTTCAATCGAAGTAAGGACATTGAAATGGTTTCTAATAAACTTCATTCTTTGGGCTTAAAATTTAAAAATGAATTGTCGCAAGGTGGTTGGGTTTATCGTTTTATTGTAAGTAAGGATAGTGAAAACATGAGAGTTCTTGAATCACTTAAATCAGCATAATATGAGCAAGATAGAACAAATGACATCCGAACTTAACCAGGCATTACACTCTAATACCTACCAGTTCGAGATTGATACCGAAGATTTTGTTTTTGGATTCAAAAGTACCATAAAAAAGCGTACCAAAAATCTAGTGAAAGCTTTGAAGTTGGAGCAAAAGGTAAGAAAAGACTGTGGACGTTTCCTGTCCGATACGGTTAGAATCGTATCTGTAAGAATATACAAGAACAGTGAGTTGAGAAAAGAACTTCATGCTAAAGAAATAACAGCATCATATAAGGATAAAATATAGAGCAATGAAAACATTGAAAAAATTAACAAGCAAAGAAAGCTTTGCCATCCTTAGAGAAATAGAAAGTAAGAAATGTCCTACTGGCGTCAAGTATTCAGAGTGGAGAGCGGAAAGAGACAGATTACAGACGGAAGCCATCAGAAATTTAGTTCCCGAAGTCGGGTTAGGTTGTACCGTATGTTACTATTCTGACAAGCGAGCAGCTACTGTAACCAAAGTTGTTTCTCCCTGTAAGATTGAAGTCACATTTAACCAAACGGAATGTATTGACTACTATGCTGGTGATTATAGGATTTTACCAGAACTTGAAGGTGGTGCAAAGGTATTTACTAAAAGGAGAAATGGCTGTTGGGTGGCAGATGGACAAGCATACAAGGACGGTGTTTTACTTATGCTTCATTATCAAAGTCATTATATTGATCCACATTTTTAGTATTAAAAAAACAATGAGAACAACAGTAAAAGTGTATTTACAAGATGAACAAGGCAATAAAGACTGGTTCGTTACCCCTATCAACTTATCGGAGCAAGAAGCTTACAAATATTATTTCGGTAATACCTTCAATATGGGATGTGAAATGGATCATATGATGAAATGTTATAAGGTTGAGACAATAAAATCATCAAATTAGATAAATTTATGACTAAAAGTGGCGCTTTTTATGTCATATTTTGTATCTTTACACCATAAAAATGAAAAAAGAGCAATGAAAATTTACACAAGTTATTTCGGAAATCACAGAAAGCTAGCAGCATCTAACATCAAAATGATATGTGTTGCCTTGGGTAAACCAAAATATTACAATGCTCCTCAAATAATAGAGGTGGCGCCAAGAAGATATATGCTGGATGATAAATGGACTTATGAAGAATACACGAACATGTATCTAAACGATGTCCTTTCAAAAGTCAATCCGCAAGAATTGATTCAAACCATCCAACGATTTAGTAACGGTCAAGATGTAGCTCTTTGCTGCTATGAAAAGCCGGGCGATTTTTGCCATCGCCATATTTTGGCAAAGTGGCTGACAGAAAAGACCGAAATCGAAATCAAAGAGTTCGGGGTGGTTGAGAGAAAAGAACCTAAGTATGAACAAGCAAGTTTGTTCTAAAGATATGTGTGAGGCTTTTTATGGTTATGGATACACACGTCAATTGAAAACGGAAACCATTGGCAGCTTGGAATAGACAAGCATTTGCGGAAATAGCTCATCGGTAGAGCGTTGGCATTCCAGCCAAAGAGTGGGGTTCGATTCCTTGTTTCCGCTCGAATGCTGTTAAACTCGGCTCGTTGATTGAGGTTGTGTTAAGTAGGCGACAAGGTTCGATTCCTTGCATTTAGTTGGTACTGCGAACAATCTGACAGCTTGGAAAGACAAGCAAATTTGGTGGTATGGTGGAAATGGTAGACACTACATTGCGGTAGATAGTACTGAATAGGACGCTGAAGAAGCTAACAACAGCTCAGTCGCTAAACCTATCATTGCAGGTTCGAGTCCTGTTACCACCTCAACCCTTATAGTAGCGATAAGCAAAAGCAAGAACATAAAAGCTTGTGTAATTTACGGGGTGATGGGAATTTCCATCTGACACGACTGAAAGAAGCCGAAGAATTGCATAAGTGTTCTTGCAAGTAGCTTGCAGAATGATTGAATTTTGTGTTAAGCCTGTCGGGAATATGCTCGGCAGGCATTTAACGCAAAATGTATATGAAGTTATATACAACCTCAATATATGGACGATAAAGGACTAATAAGAGCATGTGAAAACTCCGGCTGCGGTTGGAAGTGTTGTTCGTTCGGGTCGGACGGACATATTGTAATTCTCCCCCATGAACTTGACGGGTATGAAAAAGAAATTTCCCATTTACATATTATAGATGATAATTACTTTGGCGGTAAAAAGGTAAAATGTATTGCTAGAGACTGCAAATCATGTGATAATGGTTACAAGCCTATTATGTGTAGAACTTATCCTTTGTGGGTAAAGTCGGTAAAGAGAGGCTTTATTTTTCGTAGTGGTAAATGTCCGTTGAAGAATGAACAACTTACAAAGCATAAGGAATTTGTATTAGATATTTTCGACAATTATAGAAAAGTATTGTCGCCTAAAGTTGATATAGATGTATTCCTTTCTAAAGCATGGATTGACCGTTACGAACCATTATTCCCAACGCATAAAGGAAGTATAGAATATAAAATGCAGGTCAAATCTTTGTCCATGTATGATATATCCGATATTGAAGAAATGGAGCAAGCTCTTATTGCCAGTCCGGATATGTGCTTTGCATCGGAACCGGAAGATATAGTAAGGTGCTTGCAATCTGATTGTAGTTTCGGATTACTGGTAAATGACAAGCTGGTCGCTTATTCGCTTGCATACTTCACTGAATATGGTACTGCCTACATAGATAAATGCTTTGTTCATACTGATTATAGGGGAAACGGATTTCAATATGTACTTATTAATGCGAATATAGCGAGGTTAGTTGCTAATGGCGCACATGAAATATTTGCTATGACTTCTCCAAAGAATGAAGCAAGCATCAGGAGTTTTACTAATGCTGGATTTCAATTTAAGCGAGATACTAAGTACAAAAGGATTGAACGTTTAATTTTAAAGTGGGAGCTATGAAAGTTATAGTTTATACCAAGAATATAATTGAGAATATCGAAAAGGCGCAAACACTTATTAATGCTCCTATTTCGTTAATGTTCAAAGATTTCTACGAGGATATTTATGGACATATCGCGGATAAAATAAACAATAAGATTTTTGGTCTCCATTTAAAAGACAGTATATGCTATTCTATCGGTAAGGCAGCCAGACACCAGAATGGGGCAGTTGCCGTTACTACGTATGATGCAATGGATTGTGTTGTGAATAGATGTATTAATAATATCTACATCCCTATCGATGGTTTTGATAATAGGGAAGGTGTAAGCCTATATGAAGCAAAACAGATAGCCAGAATGGTTCGTGCATGTGATGACAATTCTCATGCCTATGGAATGATTACTTCTGGTTGCTTGAATGAAAATAGACCGTCACTACGACGATTGTATGATATATGGAATACACTGAAAACAAGTACAGAATCAATTAGTTTGGGTGGTAGCTTTTGGCTGGGACAAAACGAAAGACTTCCGGATTTTATTAGCGATGTACGTATAGGAGAGTATATGTTGTTTGGCACAATTCCGTATAATGAAGATGAATACAAATTAGGGAGGAATGGCATTGAATTAAGTACTAAAGTTATAGGGGTTTTTCCGGACCGCAACCAAATACTTCTTGATTGCGGCTATTCTATGGCTGATATGCAGGATTGCTCATGTGCAAATAGGGAATTGGTCTATTCGGATTGCTCCAGCGAATACACTATGATGAAGTGTTGTGGCAGAGCTTCAGATTATTGCATTGGTGATGTTGTTACGTTTGTTCCCAATTATAAATCATTAGTCAAGTTGAGATATGCAGAACATGAATATAGATAAACCTTGGATTGACTATATTGCCAATCGTACATTTGGCATGGAATTGGAGTTTGCCGATGGTGAAAAACAGCGTATCCCACTTCCATCCGGTTACAAGTGGACGGACAACAAGTTGACCATGATGAATAATTCGGATGGTTCGGCTGTTACACATCACGGTCAGTTTGGCGGTGAGATAAACACTCGACCATATCATTATTGTATGGAAGATTTGCAGGAATTGAAGGACTTCATTCAGAGCATGAAAGATGCAGGGAGCTATCTTATGTGGAATGAAGGCTTTGATGCACATCTGTACATTAGGGATATGGATTTGGATGTTATTAAGCGTATGTTTGTCCTCTCTTATTATACTGCATATCCTATCAAGCGGATATTTGACATCGCGGAATGGTGGGAAACGAAATACCTTGTGCCTAGCCCACCTTGGGATGTGGTAAAGCGTGTACTGGAAGCCGATAATATCGATAACTTGCTGAAGGTCTTTAACAATGGTTCAGACAGAGGGCATATCCGGTATTGGCTTAATTTATGTTCCATTGAGAAGATTGGAACGGCAGAGTTTCGCATCTTCAATAGCTCTTGGAACTTCGACAAGGTGCTGGAAACAATCAGGTTCATGTATTCATTTGTAGAGTATGCCTACTTACATGAAGATATGGAAGAGTATAAGCAACTTACTACAGTTGATAGGTGTCTTGAGGTGTTTCATATTGACTATTCTAAAGTTCCCCAAAGGCATAAACCGCTACTTTGGGCGGCAGAGCACTCGGATAATGTTACTATAGTAGGTTCCATGTTCAAGAAGTCAAACCGAATGCTTTCCTTCATCAAGAAAGAAGCGGCCAAGTTTGATGTTGCTCATGTGGTAAACTCATATTATATGGATATAGAGCAAGTCCTTACCAATAGGGAAATTAAAGTTTACACCAAAGAGTATTTTATCTACATGATGTACAAGGCAATCAGGGGTGAGATAAAAGAACTGTACTTTAATGATGAATATGATTTTCTGAACATCAAATCTGAAATCCCGGCTGAAATCATAGCTACCATCCATCTTTTCAACGCGATTAAGAAGCACAAAAACTCGCAGGATATTTACCATAAGTCTCTTTATGACGATTTCATGTCTAAGTTGGAGTATTATCATAAGAAGTATGCGGAACGTTATCAAAAACTTGTGGATAGCCTTAAAAGCAAGTCTATTGAAGTATCCTATTGTGCTGATATATCAGATGCTATTCTTAATTGCAAAGAGAATGATATACTAATCTATCAGAATGAATTTCATTCCGGCATGAAAGCCACAAGCAACGCATTACAGCGTTTCTTGCTGGATGATTTCGGATGGCAAGAACGAACTAAAACGAAATATGCAGAAATAGATGAAGAACAAGTTAATTACATGGCTCTCTCACAGCATGGATTTATGGGTAGAAGAGAGGTATTCAAAGACCAACGCACATATATTTGGTCTAATGTGGTAGAAAGTGGAGACAGCAGTTTTAGTAAGCGGACTATCATCCCTCTAAAATATAAACGGTTGCCGGATGATTATATGCTTACAGATAAAAGCGAGCTCCGGTTTGTACGTGCTTCTATGGCAGAGATTGATTATCTGCGTATGATTTACTTGAAAAAGGGTATTATTCTAGGTTCTGCACCGTTCTGTTATTTATGGTTTTTGGATGATTATGTGTTCGGAGCTTGTATGTTTGATTTCTTGAAGGTAAGTAAATACGGCATGGATGCAGTTTGGATGAAGTCGGATTTTGTGATAGACCATCCATTACCAAAATTGAGTAGATTGCTAATAATGGGTGTACTTTCGTCAGAGTTCAAATATGAATTGGATATAAGATATAAACATGAATGTGGAGTGATTGCCACTTCTGTATTTACCGATAAACCGGTAAGTATGAAGTATCGGGGAGTGTTCAAACTGCATGAACGCTGTGTTGGTAAACTCCATTACATACAAGATGCAGGTATTCGTGGAAAATTGGACGATATTTTAAAAGCTTTTGTGAAAAAATACGGTGATGAGCCGAGAAAGGGATAATAAATGGGAAAATTCAAGATAGCGGAAGTGCAATTATCTGACATTAAGCTGGTCAAGAAAAATGCTCATTTTATGCAGCAGGACACGTTTAATGCCTTAGTAAATAACATTCGTAGGGACGGTCAATTATCGTCTGTACCGTTTTGTGTAAAGCATTCGGATGGTTCTTATACGGTAGTAAGTGGTAATCACCGAACACAAGCGGCAAAGATGGCCGGTCTTACATCCATCCATGTTATGTACATAGATGAAGAAGAGACTACAAACGATTGGTTGCTGGCAACACAATTGTCACATAACAGTATAGTTGGGCAGGACGATGCGGAAGTATTGAAACAGCTATTGGACGAGATAACGGATGTCGCTCTAAAAGAATATGCGCATATCAGCAATGAAGTTCTGGAAAGCGTGAAGGACATCAACTATACGGTTGAAATGCCGAATAACGAAATCGTTCCGGTAACTCTCATGTTTGTTGATACGCAGAAAACTACATTTGATAAGTTGATGGAAACGTTGGATTGCTATTCGGAAAAAGAACTTGGTAATCTAACTTTGGTGGATATGGATACAATGCACCGATTGAATGAGGTGTCGGCTAAAGTTCAGACAAAGTATAAAATCAAGGCTCAGGCTTTGAGTATCTGTAAGATGTTGGAAATCGTAAACAATGTATTGGAGGGCAATAAAGATGGCACAGAAGTATAGGCTTAATACTAGACAGAAAAAACAGTTGTTTCTTAAGGCGTTGGACACAAGAATGCTTAATGTAACATCTGCATGTGAAGCTGTGAATATATCCAGAACTCTTGCTTATAAGTGGAAAGCAAATGACCCGGATTTTGCAGAGAAATGGAAGGAGATTGAGGAAAGTTTTTACGATAAATTGGAAACTACGATGTTCGCCAAAGCCTTGACCGAGCAAGATAATACTATGCTTATTTGGCTTAGCAAGACCAAAATGAAACATAGAGGTTATATTGAAAAGGTGGAACAGAATGTGACTGTCAATCCGTTTGAGAAACTCATGCAGGAACTGCCGGACGACGAAGAATGACAATATCAGATGGAAAAGCTTTGCGGAAAATCAAATCATGGACTGAGGACTGGAATAGGTTCGTCCGTGATGCCCTTAAGGCACGTTTGGATAAAGAACAGCAGGATATAATTTCTTCTGTTCAATATAACCCGATGACAGCCGTTGCATCAGGTACAGCCCGTGGCAAGGACTTTGTAGCCGCTTGTGCATCTTTGTGCTTCATGTATCTTACCCCGCGTTGGAAAGATGGAAAGTTGACAAAAAACACAAAAATAGCCATGACGGCACCGACGGCCCGTCAAGTGCAGAATATCATGATTCCGGAAATATCGCGCTTATACAGAAATGCGGGCTTTCTTCCGGGCAGATTGTTGTCTTCCGGTATAAAGACTGATTATGAAGAATGGTTCCTAACAGGGTTTAAAGCTGGTGACGACAATACAGAAGCATGGTCTGGTTTCCATGCAGTGAACACAATGTTTGTTGTTACTGAAGCTTCCGGTATATCAGAAGCGACATATAATGCCATTGAAGGAAACTTACAAGGTAATTCTCGCTTTCTTATTGTGTTTAACCCGAATGTTACTACTGGTTATGCTGCACGTGCGATGAAGTCGGAACGTTTTGCAAAGTTTCGTCTTGATTCTCTAAATGCAGAAAATGTTGTATCAAGAAAAGATATTATTCCTGGACAGGTGAATTATGAATGGGTAAAGGACAAAGTTTTAAACTGGTGTTCTCCGTTACAAAAAGCGGATTTCAATGAAGGCGATGGAGATTTTATGTGGGAAGGAAAACTGTACCGTCCTAATGACCTTTTCCGTGTAAAGGTCAGAGGCATGTTCCCTAAAGTTTCCGAGGATGTACTTATACCTTACGAATGGATAGAGATTGCAAATAGGAATTGGCAAGAATTGCAGACAAGTGGTTTTACTCCAGCCAAATCTTGTAAATTAGGAGTTGACGTTGCCGGTATGGGACGTGATAATAGCGTGCTTTGTCCCCGATATGGCAACTATGTACCACAGTTTGAGGTGCATCAATCTGCCGGACGTGCAGACCATATGCATGTGGTTGGTATGACAATACCTTATTTGAAGAAGAAAGGAGCAAAAGCGTTTATTGATACGATAGGGGAGGGTGCAGGTGTCTATTCCCGTTTGTTGGAAGAAGAATTTACAAATGCTTTTTCATGCAAATACTCGGAAGGGGCAGATGGATTGCATGATATTACCGGAGAGTACGAATTTGCCAACATGCGTGCATATCTGTATTGGGCTTTACGTGATTGGCTCAATCCTAAAAATGGTTTTGGTGCAGCTTTGCCGCCGTGCGACCAGTTGATGGAAGAAGCTACTGAAACCAAGTGGAAATTCCTTAGTAATGGGAAGATTATTATTGAACCTAAGGAAGATGTCAAAAAACGTATTAAACGTTCTCCTGACTGGATGGATGCATTAGCGAATACGTTTTATCCTAGAGATTACAGCTTTATTAGTGAAGAAGAGTTGCTTAAAGACTTTTTGTAGTTGTGTTTCTTTTAGTACCTTTGTAACCGAAAACACTTCTAATTTGTGTTTTCATTGCTCTTATGTGCACTGGCTTGTGAAAGTCGGTGCATTTCTGTTTTACAAGCAAAAGTTAAACTCTTGATTATGAGTAAATTATCTGCGTAGATATTTGGCTAATTCGTTGATAATGAGTATCTTTACAGTACTAAAAGAAACCAATATTACTAACAATTAAAAGACAAGAGCAATGAAAGCAACATTTATCCAAGAAAGAATAATAGAAAAATTTATCATGTCAGAGTTTGTACAAGGTAATTTGGATACGAAAGAACAAGTAAGTTGTATGCTTCTTCTGATTCAGAAAAAAATGAATATGTCAGTAGATCAAGCTGGCTGCTTTTTGAGAAACGCAATTGGTCTTAACAATTAATACACATGATTATGAAGGTATATGATATAAATGGAAATGTGGTAGCAGAAGGTTACTTAGTACCTAATCCCAATTTCATCCCTAAAGGTGAATACAAAGAAACTGAATTGGATTATCAAAAGAAGCGAGCTGATATGTTGATAACTTCAATTGATGGCAGTTTCTATGAAATCAGTTTGCCTAAAAATACTGTACTTCGTCAGAAGATAAACAACGACATAAAAGGATATGGCAGAAACGTAAGAAGGTATAATGAAAATATAATTCATGTAACAGAAAAAGTACTAAAGCTTCTGCAAACTAAATATACTATAATGTGCGACTTTTAATATACGATTATGAACTCAATAAACGAAAAAGGTTGTAGCGTATGCCAACCAGGTAAAGAGAATTACACTACCTACGCAATGAAGTTAGGTAGAAAGAGAGTAAGAATGTACCAATATGACTATCGTACTGAAAGCGGTGACCTGTTTTCTTGTTGTGCTCCAACCTTAGAGGCGTGCAGAGAAAAACGGGATAAATGGCTGCAAAGTCATTGATACAAGTTACGGTAAGTTATTTAGAAGAGAGGGTATCGCATACCCTCTCTTTATGTCCGGTATTTACAAGGCCATTTCGTGTTCAAGTTCTTTAGATATAGCTTTATTGATAAATTCATTAATTGTTGTTCCAGTGCTGGAAGCGAAAGCGGCTATACGGGAGTGCAAGTCTGGTGACATACGTAGATTTAACTTCCCACTATAAGGCTTTTCAGGCTGTATGTCCCTTTCTTTACAGTTTTCAAGATAAAAGTCTATAGATTCCTCGAAGTCTTTACGGACCTCATCAACGGACCTCCCTTCATAAAGTATTGACGCTTTTCTTAGCCCTTGCACTTTTCCAAACAGACAATTGTCTTCCGGGCTGTATTCTACAGAACCGGAATATCCTTTGTATTTTAAGAGTCCCATAATTACTTTGTTTTGGATTGTTTATATTTCTCAATCAAATTGTTTTTCTTTATATGCTCGATTATTCCTTTTATCACGTATGATTTCAAGATGCTTCCGGGATGTGGCTTATGTAAAATGAAAGGGGCTTCCTCGTCCGGTCCTATAAATTCAACACGGGAACCTGATGTTGCACCTTTGTTACTTTCCTTATATCCAAAAATCCCGAATAAGCGTTTTGCTTCATCATAGGTAAAATCCTTTGGGCATAACAAAATGCGCTCTATTAGTTTTTCCTTTGTACCCATAATTATTCGTTTATACAAAGGTACTAAAAATAGTACCAAACGCAAACGGATAATATAAAATATTGGATTTAAAGTGAGTTTTTTTGTTTAAAGTGGCATTTTTATTGCCACTTTTGCTATATTTGCACCATAGCATTTGATGCTAACGTGCTCCTTCACGTTACCGGGTAGTACGTATTGTGCTATCCGGTTTCTTTATAGAGAATATTATTATGTTCAACTAATCACCGTATGAAGATATACGGAACATGCCTATGGACGAAACGACCGCTATTTTAGACAGTTCACGACCTATTGATGACATCATCAATGACTTGAAAGAAAAATCAGTCTGTGTCCCCTTATGGGATGAGCTTATTAAAGACTATGAACCTACGTTACATGCAATAGTTTCTGATACAATTACCAGAAAGGACAAAACAAAATCTGATGGTACAACAGAAAAAGCCTCGCGTATCTATATAGGCCTTGAAAAACTCCTTACAAAGCGAATGACAGAGTTCATGTTTTCCATTCCGGTAAAACGTGTCTATCATAATATAGAGGACAATGAAACTCGCCAACAGATAGCGAAAGCAATTGAGAACATATACAAGTATGCTCGTATAGACAGTGAAAACATTAAACGCGGCAACGCCTATTTTGCATCATGCGAGGTGTTTACCATTTGGTATACGGTTGAAAATCCCAACTCTTTATATGGTTTTCAAAGTCGGTTCAAATTAAAATGCAAGACTTACTCTCCGATGGAGGGTGTGAGGTTGTATCCGTTACTTGACGAACTTGGGGATATGACTGCCATGTCATTCGAATACTCAAAGAAAGTCAAAGATAAAGAAATTTTATTTTTTGAGACCTATACTTCCAAATTCCATTACAAGTGGAAACAGAATGGTGAAGGATGGGAACAAATCAAAGCGGAACCAATAACTATATTGAAGATTCCCGGTGTCTATATTTATCGTCCAGCTCCCATTTATCATGGTTTGTCTTATTTGCGTAATGAGATAGAATATACCCTTTCACGCAATAGTGATGTAATAGCATATAATTCAGCTCCAATTCTTAAAATAGCCGGTGGTATAAAAGGAGGAGAGGATAAAGGAGAAAGCCGTAGGGTTTACCGTGTAGAACAAAATGGTGACGTGTCTTATGTTTCATGGTCTCAGGCTATCGAAGCTTTGAAATACCATGTAAGCACTCTGACCAATATGTTCTGGTCTCAATCGCAAATGCCGGATATATCATTCGAGAACATGAAATCACTTGGCAATATAGGATTTGATGCCCGTCAAACGTTACTTACTGATGCTCATCTGAAAGTAGGTGATGAAAGTGGTGCCTGGATAGAAGCTTTTGAACGTGAATGTAGCGTAATCAAGGCTTTCTTGAAAAGCATGAATACATCATGGGAAAAGGAGATTGACAATGTAGAAGTTGAACATGTAATTACTCCATTTATTCAAATGGACGAAGATGCAATGACTGATAGGCTTATAAAACAGAATGGTGGCAAGGCAATCAAGAGTCAGTTGCAAACTATTAGAGAGGCTGGCTCTAATAATCCGGAGGCAACTTTGGAGCAGATACAGAAAGAAGATGCGATGGATTTACAAGCAAAGCAATCAAGAATGAACGGTTTATTTGAAAGTGCGTAATAAATATGAAAAAACATTCAAGGGTAATTATGGTAGAATATGTTGTACAAGATTGTCCTATCTGTGGTAAAATCGTGGTGAAACATTGTTTGTATCCGAAAGTTGATAAAAATTAGGAACAAACTCGCAGATGTCAAAGAAGATAATCTTTCAATCAAAATATCATTGTCGGGATTGCGTGCATAGCTATGACTGGCACGAAAAAAACTTAAAAGGTGAGTTTTTCATGTGCCATTGCCCTTTCTTTGAGTGGAGCAAGTTTTTGAATAGGGATATATGTGATAAGTTTAAGAAAAAATGATGAATTATTAAAAATGTGCTATTTATTTTAGTATAACCCTCGTGATTTTTCTGATAAATTACAGAAAGATATTAAAAATAGGACGGTATGGCAAGGCCTAAAATTCCAAACCAAAAGAAAAAATATCAAGAACTCAACACAAGGCTGAATAAGTATGTGGCTTTGGTGGAGCAGATATATGATACCTTGAATTTGAAAGCAGCTAAGGTTGTGTCACGCACTGATTATTCGGTCGATAGTGGAAAGCCGTTTAAATGGTCTGATTATCCACAGACTAAAAAACAGATAGATGATATACAGGTTCAATTTGTTAATGATATTCATACGATTATTTATCGAGGTACATCTGAAGAATGGAAGAATAGCAATGAAGTGCAAGACTTGATGGCAAATAAAGTTTTGAAAGCCTATAATGCCCAAGTAGATAAAGAAAAGTATAAGGTTTTATATCAGACTAATCATGATGCTTTGAAAGCGTTTCAAAACCGGAAGGATAAAGGCTTCAATGTCTCTGCAAAACTTTGGCAGCAGTCCACCATCTATAAGCAAGAGCTTGAAGCTGCTATTTCATGTGCTATTCAAAAAGGCACTAGCGCCATAACTTTGAGTAAGCGGATAAGCAAGTATCTTCTTGATTTCTCGTTACTGCAAAAGGATTACAAGGATAAGTACGGAAGTTCGGAACATTTAATGGATTGCGAATACCGTTCTATACGTTTAGCCCGTTCTGAGATAAATATGGCCTATAGGACGGCTGAAAATGAACGATGGAAACAGATGGATTTTGTGGTAGGATACGAGATAAAATTGAGCGGAAACCATCGTCATCGTATGCCACATGGGGATATTTGCGATACTCTTGCCGGGAAATACCCTAAAGACTTTACCTGGACTGGCTGGCATCCGAATGATTTATGTTACAAGGTGCCTATCCTCAAAACGGAAGAAGAGTTTTGGGAATGGGATGGTAGAAGTGAACCTACAACTGAAAGTGTGAATAAAGTCAAGGATGTACCGAAATCATTCAAGCAGTGGATTGCCATAAATTCGAAACGCATAGCAGGTGCAAGGAAGCGAGGTACTTTGCCGTATTTTTTAAAGGACAACCCGTCATATCTTAAATAACAATCACTTGTGTACAATTACAAGCGATTTCGTGGTGCAGTTTACAAGGTGCTCTTGTAGCGTGCGTTTTATTATAATAGTTTAACATATAAAAGTGGCTCTAAAAGCGTCACTTTTCTTATATTTGCATAAAGCATGTGAAGTTACATGCAACCGTACTTGTCGTAAATACTGATTCATTGCTCTTAATGTATTAAGGTAAGAAGGTTGACGGTCTGCTTGCATGTAAATGTTTGCAGGCCGTTTTTATTAATTAAAACATTTCACAATGAACAGAAGACAACAAGTGTTCGTAAAGTTGAAACTTAAAGCGAAGGCGTTAGGGTTCAACTCTAAGGAATTGAAGGGTATCGCCGCTAAGATTGCCGATAACCTTATTTCCGCTGATGATGCCTCAGAAGAGGATGTAAACGCTGAGATTGACGAAAAAATTGAAGCGGTTCTTCCTTACCTTACTTTCGGCCAGTCACAAGCCAACCGTTTGCTTGATGAATGGAAGAAAAACCATCCTGAAACAGATGACGATGATGATGACGATGATGATGATACATCGGGCATGCAAGCACGCCAGACTGGTTCAAAAAAAAATCCCCGAAACAAAGGAAAGAGCGATGATACTCCGGAATGGGCTAAAGGTCTAGTGCAAACGGTTCAATTGCTGAATAATGAAATCGTAGCGTTGAAAGGTGAAAAAGTTACTACTACACGTAGGGAGAAGCTTGAATCCCTTTTGAAAGATGCTGGTACATTCGGGACCCGTACATTGAAATCCTTCAATAAGATGAAGTTTGAAAATGACGATGAGTTTGATGAGTTCTATTCCGAAGTAGAGGAAGATTTGAAGGCTTATAATCAAGAACGTGCCGATGCGGGTCTGTCCAATTTGGGAAATCCTCCAGGCTCGGGAGGTGGTAAGCCTAAAGATGAAGAAGTATTAACTGATGAGGAAATTGACGCTATTGTTAGCAACCTTTAGTCTCATCTAAAAACTGAAAAAAAATGGCAGGAACAGTAAACTTGGCAAATGAAATGGAAACATTCGATGGTGGACTCGATTCTATTGTTATTCGCCGTAAAGGAGGAAGAATTATAGGTGGTCGTTCATTGAACGTGGAAGGCTATGCTGAAAAGTATGTAAAAGCTGGGCATATCATCATTCGTAACAAAAATGATGAAAATGAATACAAACCCATGCCGGTATCGGGAGGTTCGTATTCATCTCTTCCGTCCAACCATGAATATGTTGGCGTTTGGGTACGCACTACTCTTGCAAGCGATGCGAGAGGCGCCATTCAGTATGACGGGGAAATCAATGATAAGGCCTTGCCTTATCCGATTGACAGTATCAAAAGCGACTTGAAGGAAGCGTTGCCTTCATTGTATTTTATGCACGATTAAATTAGAGGAGGAAAATTAAATGATTGCATCACAATTTGCAGACTTATCAAGAAGAATCTTCCCGAAGTTGCAGAACATAGTGGAAAAAGAGGGAGGTGAGCGCAATGGTGCTAGAAAACGCACCTACCTTCACAAGACTATGCTGCGTAAAGTATATTCCGCAGACCAAAAATGGACCAGTGCGTCTGTTGACACTACGTATGTAAAAGCGGACACTATTTCAATGAACTCTCCGCTTCCAATCAAGAAGCGTGATTCGTTGGCGCATGCAAGCGGTGTCCTTCCAAAGCAGGGTATTTCTCGCGTTATGGAAGAGTCGGACATCAATACTATAAACATTATGAGGGCTCAAGGGAATCAGTGGCCGCAGATTGCAGCAAAGTTGACCAATGATCCTTTGTTCTGTTCGATAGGTCTGGATGAGTCCAACGAAGCGAACTTCCTTACAGCATTATGCGAGGGGATTGTTGCAGTTGAAGACTTGACGAATGTCGGAACAGCATTGCGTGTTGATTTCGGTTATTTGCCAAAGAACGGTTACGGAGTCAATGTTCCCGGTGAAATAACATTGGATGACATCGAAAATGTGCTTTCCGCAGCCGATGCGGACGGTAATTCAATCACCACTATCTGTATCGCTTCGTCTACCTATAAGAGGCTTCGCCAGACACAAGGTGCCAAAGAATTGGTGGCCACTTATAGAGGACAGACATTTGACAGCAACACTTCTTTGCCTACCCCTACCGCCTCTTTATTTGACGAAGCGTTTGCAGATGCCTACAATGGCGTGAAATTTTTGAAGATAGACCGTTCTATTATCAGCGAAAAGGACGGAGTTCGCAAGGCTTACAAGCCATGGAATGCCAACCGTCTGGTCTATCTGACCACTGAGAATGTCGGAAGTCTGGTATGGGGCACATTGGCAGAAAAAACAAGCCCAGTAGAAGGTGTGGTTTACACCACGGTTGATGATATGAAACTTATCAGCCGTTACAGAACGACTAATCCGCTAACCGAAACCACAGCCGGGCAAATGCTCGCGCTTACGGTTATTGAAGGTGTGGACCAAATCTATTATCAAGACATAACAGATGCGCAAGCCGTAAATACGACGGAAGAGGCTAAAGACTCCACTGATGTAAAGATTACAATCTGGGGGAGCACTTACAAGAAACCGGAGTTTGTTGCCGAATACAACAAGATTGCAAGTGCAAACCTTGCATCTACTGTAAGTGACAACAAGTTGATAAATGCGGTGAATAGGCTGAGCGATTCTGATGAAGCTAAGCTGAAAGCAGCGGTTGAATCCCATAAAGCAACAGAGTAAGCCATGAAGACAGTACAGCAAGCCCTCAAAGATGAAATACACTACCCGATTTCAGAAGGTTTTGTAGAGAATGTTATGATTAAACGTAATCTCAATGCAGATGATGAGTTTGATTACGACATGGCTCATTCTGATGACTATCAGGGGGCTGTTGCTGACTGTCTATGGTCTTTAGTTCAGGCTATCAATTTTTCTGAAGCAGACAAGTCTTTCGGGGCTTTGTCTGATAAAGACAAGGAACGTATTCTGTTACGTGTTAACTCTATCTACAATGCTATCGGTGAGCCTTCGGTAGAACTGGAGCCTAAGCCGATGGTATATGTAGGTGATTGTTTGTTGTAGAATGGCAGTATTGAACAGAAATCCGCACAAGTTGCAATATCTTGTATCCGCTTTTGGATATGAGGATGAAAATGGAGATTACCATTCTGGAGAAGAGCATTGGGAAGGTGATATTCCTTGTGATGCTGTCCCTTCCGGTAAAGCGGATGAAAAGGAATTTGAAGACGGTGTGACACGAAAATATTCCTATGAGGTGCACAACCTTCCTCCGGAATGCCGTAATTTTACAATAGGTGACAGGGTGAAATTGATTCTTTTGGGAGGAATTGAGAGGGAGTTTAATGTGAAAGGTTTTCATCGTTACCAACTTCAGTGCAAGATTTGGGTTTAGGATATGGGAATAAGAATGACTACCAAACTGGATGAGATTCATAAAGTACTGATGAAAGAAGCGGAACGGGTTGAAAGGCTGACAATACGCGCTTTGTCGTATCTTGGTGAACAATGTGTTGTCAAGGTACGTGATAGGGGCGGTGATAAAAGTTGGTATGACCAGTCTGGTAATCTGCGTAGTTCAGTTGGTTATGTAATAGCCCATAATGGTAGCATTGTACAATACTCGGACTTTAATCAGGTTAAAAACGGTTCAGAAGGCGTAAAAAACGGCAAGGACTTGGCAAAGGAGCTTGTTAGGAGATACTCCAATGACTATGTCCTTGTTGTGGTGGCTGGGATGAACTATGCTGAATATGTGGAAGCGATGGCTAACAAGGACGTGCTTGCGTCAACGGAATTATGGGCAATAGACCAAGTTCCCAAGATGCTTGAAAAATTAAAAAGACAGATTGCCAAATGATGAAATCAGACATTGAAGTATCGAAGTTCGTATATCACAAGATTAAAGGCTCAATCCTTGAAAGGAGCGTAACCGGTAAATTGAGTGATAGGGGAAGGCCGGATAAATCGGACAAGGAGGATATTGTCATATCGGTACTTGCTAATGAGGGATGCGGTCAAATCCAACGGGCTTATGTGAATGTCAATGTGTATGTAGGTGACCAATGGAATTCGAGAACGAAAGCATGGGAAAAACATACGCTCCGTATAGGAGAATTGTGTGATTTGTGCAAGTTTCTCTTTTATATACGTAAAGAAGAGTTCCATACTATTCCCAAAGAATGTAGCCAGAAGGTTATGCCTGTAGGCGTTTCGTTTGAGAATGGTCGTGCAGAGCATTTCATCAACAACAAGCTGTACATTGAGATATGTAATGAATAATTGTTAACTATATTAAGCGATATAGAACTATGGCAGTAATCGGGTGGGGTAAACCCCGTATATTCGTAAAAGATTTGGATGCATCTTCTCCAAGGTGGGAAGAACTTCCAACACCGGTAGAGGATTCTACACAGTTGACGACAACAAAAGGAGATAAGCAGGAAGCAAAGATTGAAGGTGGGGAAAATGAGGATGTTAAGTACGGCAAGAATACGTATGCTCTTGCTCTTAATATCCGTGCTGCAAAAGGGCGTAAAAGACCTATCAGTGACAGTGACGGAGTGGTTGCCCACAATTATGCAGTTGCTTTACAACCGGAAGACCCGGATGTTCAAGGCTTTTGCATGGAAAAGACCACTGTTTCTGTCGAAGATACGTTTACTACAGCGGACGGTGGTATTTGGGCGTATATGTTTGATGCCTTAAAACCGGGAGCTGATAAAAAGCAGATTCAATGGGGTAAGATTATTGTAACGGAATCGGCTGGCTCAATTTCTAAGATTGAATGTGACCCGGAAGATGAATCAGGAGAAGGAGACAAATTTGAAGTCGCCCCTAATACCAGCGTGGGAGGTTGAGTTTTCAATAGGTAATGCCGAACGTGGGGGCTTTATACCCACGTGTATTGCGGAAATGGTGTAATGGATGCACGTATGTCAACCAGACATTAGGTTACAGTTCAATTCTGTATTTCCGCTCTGTTTTTTATATAGTTGATTCTCGTACTTTTTCAGGGCCAGTTGTCTGTGAGGATAGCTGGCGTTAATTTTAAAAAACAGTAACCGTTATGTCAGAAGATAAAAAACTCATAGACATGAATATCGCGGACACGATAATTGAGCGTCCGCATGGTTTTAAGGTTAATCAACGTCAATTCTATCTATATCCAGTTACTCTTGGGAAAACGTACCTAATATCAAGACTTGTTGAATGTCTTGATATAAATCTTGATATTATAAAGGCTAATCCATATATGGAGGCGTTAAGATTGTGCCAAGATAAGAAAGAGGTTGTATGCCGTATCTTGTCCTACCATACCATCAACAAGAAAGAGGAGTTGTTTGATTGCGACTTGGTTCAAGAGAGGTGTGATTTTTTCCTTAAAGAACTTGATGTCGATAGCTTGTCGCAACTGCTGGTTATGGCATTGTCAGAGGGAGATGTATCAGTGTATACAAAGCACCTTGGAATAGATAAGGAAAAAGAATGGCAAGCAAAAGCTATGAGAGCCAAGAATAATAATAATTCTCTTGTATTTGGAGGTAAAAGCATATATGGCACATTGATAGATACTGCTTGTGAGAGGTATGGATGGACTTTGGAATATGTTGTATGGGGAATAAGCTATGCCAATTTACAATTGCTTCTTGCCGATTCTGTAACATCCATCTATTTGTCTGACGAGGAACGCAAGCGTATCAATATACCTAAAGACCGGAGAGTCATCAATGCCGATGACCCTGCAAATATGGAAAAAATTAAAGCTATGAATTGGGACTAAATGCGACAAATAGAACAATATAAAAGATGAAAGATAAAAAAATCACGAGAGTTATACAAAACCTCTCGTGATTTATCGGTGAAGTAGAACAATTTACTTACTTGTATTTGTTGTTAATATTTTGATGTTTTTTTCTATCTGGTAATCCAATTCAGAAATAGTCTCATTGTAGCTATTAAGAGAGCCTGACGGATTTTCTGAAAGTTCTATCATTTTTTGTACATCTGCATATACAGATATGATTTGATTATATATTTCTTTGTACTTCGATGGGGGATTTTTTAACTCTTTGATGAGTAAATCAAGTTTGTCTTTTTTCGATTTAACCCCTTTAGTTATAAAATATAGATTGGCTACCTGGTTCTTATATCTGCTTATAGCCTCATTGAAATCAGCGCAATATTTTCCGTTATGGTCCTTGTTATCAAATATTGCATTTCTCCAAACTTCTGAATATGCAAAAGATACCTTCTTACTCGTTTGAAATAGATCAGACATTACATCTACACATACTTTCATATTATCTTCATACATTTTGTTTCCACATCCAGTTATGAATAATAATAAAAGCACGATGGCAACAATTTTCTTATTCATGATATTTAAATTGAAAATAAACGTTTTTTCATTCTCTCATTGCTATTCTAAGTGATTCTTCAAGTTTATCTGTATATTTAAATATATCATCTACAGAATCTATCTCTATCATTTCTTTAGATTGGTAGTTATTAATTGGGAAACATATTGATTTCTTCCTTGCCCCGAAATAAAAACGGCATATCCACCAATAACCATTGTCTAAACTAACAACGAAATATGTTTTGTTATCCTTATAAGTTATGCGCGCAACATCTATGCTTTTTCTTAAGATGCTCCTTATGATATTGTAAGCGTCCAATTCTTCTTGTGTCGTTACAACTCCAGATTCTTTGTCCATGTACACAATCCCATCCGGAAGTTTTTTGTTTGTATCTTCTGTTGGGAGATTTACGGGTGTGCTATCTTGTGCTGGAAGCGTATCGCTGGTATGTTCACTATTCTTTATTGCTGTATTGAGCCTATCTGAAATAATATCATTGATAACAGATGAAATGGATTTCCTTACGAGTGGGGTAAACATGTCTATCACTTTCGATGTGATTTGCCCGGAAGTGTACGTCTGACGTGCGAAGAAGCGTACAAATTCTGCTGTCGGTGACGCAAACTCGTTGTTCAATATTGATTTTATCTCTGTAGTGTATTTCAACTCGTTTGCCGTACTTAAAACATCCTCTTCGTTGTAATATGACTTATGGAATTTCTTTAGTTGCTCTATATCCGCATCTGATAAGTCAAGCATATTCACGACAAGAAACGGTTTCTCATCCATAATGTTGATTTTCTCCAAATCTGTATAAAAGCGGTATTCTATCCCATTGGTAAGCACTCCGAATCGTGCTTTTGATGCGACGAAATACTTCTGTAGTTGCGTGTCATGCAAGTTTAAGTCCTGCTTGCAATGTTTGCATTCTATGAGTAGTATCGGGCTTTCGTCCTTCATTATGGCATAGTCAATCTTTTCTCCCTTTTTCTTTATAAGGTCGCAGTCGAGTTCTGGTATGACTTCAAAAGGGTTAAAGACATCGTATCCTAAGGCCGCAATCATTGGCATAATAAATGCCGTTTTCGTGGCCTCTTCTGTAGCTATACTGTCCTTTTGCTTGCTGATACGCTCTGAAAGTTGAACTATTTGGTCCTTGAAATCCATAATTTTATATTATTATATAATGGCAAATATATTTTATATGTTACTATAAACAAAATTAAAGATAAGAAAATAAACGGTTAAAGATGTTTTTAAGTAAATAGTGGCATTGTCTATGTCATTTTATTGTTATATTTGCAATGCCGTGTGATGTTGCGCGGTACATTCCTTATCGAAAAGACCTATGGCTGGAATTCATTTTGATATAACCGGTGACAATTCTAATTTCTTACGTAGACTTCGCGAAGTGGAAAACGGAGTCAAGAACACATCAAAACAGATAGAGCAGAGCGGTTTAGGTATTGAAGAACTATTTAATCGCATGACAAAAGCTGCTGCTGCGTTTGGAGCTGGCTTCACGGCAAAGGAACTGATATCAAATATCGTTCAAGTTAGAGGTGAGTTCCAGCAATTGGAAGTTGCTTTTAAAACTATGCTCGGCAGTGAAGACAAAGCGAACTCTCTCATGCAACAGTTGGTGAAGACGGCGGCTACCACTCCTTTTGACCTTCAAGGTGTAGCCAATGGAGCAAAGCAGTTACTTGCATACGGTGAGGATGTGGAGAAAGTAAACGATGATTTGATACGTCTTGGCAACATCGCGGCAGGTCTTTCTATGCCTCTTGGAGATATTGTGTATCTGTATGGCACAACTATGACGCAAGGTCGTTTATATACACAAGACCTAAATCAGTTTACTGGGCGTGGTATTCCTATGATACGCGAGCTGGCAAAACAGTTTGGCGTAGCGGAGAATGAAGTAAAAGGGCTTGTTGAAGCTGGCAAGGTTGGATTCCCGGAGGTACAAAAAGTTATCATGTCTCTTACCGATGAAGGAGGAATGTTCTTCAATCTGATGCAGGAGCAATCCAAGACAATTACGGGTCAGATAAGCAACATAGAGGATTCTATCTCCACAATGTTCAATGAAATAGGGAAAGCCAATGAGGGCATTATAAACGATGCTTTGTCCGGCGTTTCTTATTTGGTTGAAAATTATGAGAAGGTTGGGAACATACTTCTTGAAATAGTTGGAACATATGGAGTGTATCGTACATCTTTAATGGTCACTACTGCATTGCAATCTGTTCAAGCATCCGGTATTACTGCCTTGACGGCTAAAGAGGCGATTCATTATGGATGGTTGGTTTTGACTAAAAAGGCACAAGATGCTTTGAACTTATCAATGTTAAAGAATCCGTATGTATTGGCGGCGGCAGCAATCACGGGACTGGCTTATGGAATTTATAAGCTTGCTACAGCAGAAAGCGATACAGAAAAGGCTATTCGTGAAACGAATGATGCTCTTGAATCTCAAAAGAGCCATTACGAAGAAATAAAGAGTAAGGCTGATGGTCTAACAAGCACAATCAGCAATGAATCCAAATCTATAGAGGAGCGTTTTATTGCATATCGCCAGTTACAGCGTTTGATGCCTGATGTGTTCAAGGATATGGACTGGGAGACGGCTAAACGAAAAACAAATGCAGAACTTATAAAACTTGAAACGGATGAATTATTACGCCAGCAACGTATTGGGTTGAAAACTAAAGTTGTTATGTCTCAACAGAAAATACAAGGACTTGAAAACAACATAATAAAGACTACAAATACAGGTGGATATACTGGAGCGCTAAAGGAAGATTTAAGTGCTGCTAAAAAAGAATTAGAACTTTATCAGAATGCACTTAATGATTTAGAAAAGGCTAAAGAGGAAGCCAAGAAAGAAAATAGTAAACCTATTATTTATAATAAAAAATATTGGGAGGACAAAAAGAAAGAAGCGGAGGATGCTCGTAACGCCTTGGATGTTTCTCAGGAGAATTCCGATGAATGGAATAAATATACCAAACAGATACTGGATGCACAAGAGCAGATATCCAAGTATTCAGATCCTTCCAAGCAAGGAAGACAAACTCAAAAAGAAGCAACTAGTCAACTCAAACAGCAGGAAAAGCTTTCTGAAGAACTTCTTTCCATTCGCCGGAAAAACCAGCAGGATGAAATCAACCTCATGGAAGATGGCACTGAAAAGAAGCTGGCCCAGATTGACTTGGACTATCAAAAAGAACTCGATGCGATAGACAAGCAGCGCAAAGAGTGGGAAAAGGCCCAAAATGGAAAACTGACCGATGAGCAGGAATCTGATTTGTCCGCTTGGGAAGAAAACGCTTACAAGTCATACGGGAAAGGGGTTAAAGATGCCAGTAAAGAGAAGTTGGAATCCGAACGTAAAGCATGGCAGGAGTATTTCATTGAGTTCGGCAACTATCAAGAAAAACGCAAAAATCTTATTCAGAAGTACAATGACGAGTTCGCCAAATTACAAAAGGACAGTCCTGAATATGCCATCAAGGAAGCTGAAAAAAGTAAAGCCATAGAACAGCTCGATGAGCAATATGTAAAGTCCACTAAGGCGATGGCAGACTTATTCGAGGATGCGAGTAACAAATCGGTTTCCGCTATTCAGTCCATCATTGATAAGTATGAAACACTTGTCAAGTACATGTCTGGTACAAAGGAAAGTGACGGAACGAATGTTACACTTGACGAATTGAAAGCGCTCGGATTCACTGATAAGGACATTGAAAAGATAGAAAAGGGTGAAATCTCCATAAAGGACGTAACAGATGCAATCAAAGGGTTAAAGGATGAACTTAAAGGAAAATCACCGTGGCAGGCTTTCGTCTCTGACTTGGAGAAAGGGATAGAAGCCATAAAAAAGGGTGGCAACGATTCCAAGAAAATCGGTCAAGGAATTACCGATATAGGAAATGCTGTGACGTCTTTTGCCCCTGCATTGAATGAGTTCGGAACGGACATTGCAAACATATTCGGTATTGATGATTCAAAGATTACCAAAGCGATAGAGGCTTTGGGTGGGCTTGGACAAACAGCCGCCGGTGTCGGTCAGATTATGAGCGGTGACATTGTGGGTGGTGCCATGAGTGCGGTTTCTGGAATTTCCACTGTAGTGTCTGCGTTGGATGGGATGTTCGGTGCCGATTATTCCCACTATAACGAGATGGTCGAGGAATATAACAAACTCAATGAGATATGGGATGAGCTGATAGACAAGAAGCTGGAGTACATCAACACATCCTACGGAGCAGAAGCGGACAAGGTAGGCAAAGAAGCTCTTGAACTTGTCAACAAGAGCATTGAGGCGTACAGAATACTTGGGCGTGAACGATTAAACTCCGGTGCGTCTGTCGGTTCTCATTCCATTGGCAAGCGCATGGCAAAGAATACCTCTTCAAGTGACTGGCAGGACATCTCCAGGGCGCTCGATATGTCTGTCAAAGACGCCAAGGATTTTATAGGTACCGGACGCATGACAGGATTGTTTGACCTGACTACTGAACAGTTGGAGAAACTAAAGTCAGAAGCGCCTACTTTTTGGGCTAAATTAGATGGCGATGTGAGAGATTATCTTGATAAGATTATCGAGGGAGAGGAACGTATTGAGGAAATCCATAATCAGATAAACGAGCAGCTTACACAAACCACATTCGATAGTGTGTACAGTAATTTCATAGATACCCTTATGGACATGAAAGCATCGTCCAAAGATGCAGCCGAAGACATTTCGGAATACTTCATGCAAGCTATGCTCTCCGAGCAGATAGGCACACTTTATCAGGACAAGCTAAAGAAGTGGTATGAGAAGTTTGCAAAGGGTATGGAGGATGGTTCTTTGACGGAATCCGAAAGAAATGCGTTGAACAACGAGTATATGGGCTACATTGAAGAAGCGATGAAGCTCCGTGACGAGCTTGCCGCAGCCACCGGATATGACAAGATTTCGCAAGAATCAACATCCCAGTCTTCAACTTCCAGAGGGTTCGGCACTGAAATGACACATGAAGATGCAGGAGAATTAAGTGGTAGGTTTACCGCTCTGCAGATAGCTGGAGAGGAGATAAAAAATCAAATGATAAATGCAGTTGTTGGATTGAATTCTTTAGTTTCTATTTCAACGTCAAGTAATGCCACACTAAGTAGTATTTTGGAACAGCATGTGAAAACCAACGGATATTTAGAGGACATAGTAAAGTATACGAAGCCGATACTTGACTTTGAGAGTAAATTTGATAGAATGATTACAATTCTTAATAACGGACTATAATATGGCGACAGGAGAATTTTATATAAATAATAAGGACGCTTATACCACGTGGGGGATAAGCATGGATACATCTTCCTTATCATCGCTGATGACCCCACCACCAATGAAAGAGTTTATCGAGAACAAGTCGCGCTTGGAGCATGGTAAACGGGTCATAAAGTCGAATCCTAAGATTGATGAGAGGAATATTACATTGACATTTAATCTCACTGCCAAAAACGAAGAGCAATTTTTTTTACGATACAATTCTTTTTGCGAAGAGCTTGCTATCGGAGTATTACATATCAAAAGTAAATATCAACCAGATGTTGTGTATAAGACTATATATTTGTCATGTAATCAATTCACCCAATTCATGAGGGGTATCGCTAAATTCTCTCTAAGATTAGTAGAGCCTAATCCAGCAGATAGGTGTATAGTGCAAATTTAGGATAAATGTGATTGTTTTTATGTCATTTATTGCTATATTTGCTGTGCAATTGTATGAAGCTATACAATACCCCATATATGGAACTAATAGACATCAAAGACATATCCGGCAGCATTCTCCTTACCACCCTTCCCGATGAAGGTTGTAAACGTAAGTTTACTCTGATGAAGGAGGATTATATCCTTCTGAAATTCAGCTTGGAGAATCCTATATTCTTCAAATATGGTGACTACGTGGAATGCGATTTCGGCATGTTCGAGGTGTGTGATTTGCAGAAACCAGTATTCAATGCCAATACCGCAGGCTATGACTACGAGTTGCAGCTTGACGCCTATTACTGGAAATGGAAAAACAAAATCTTTAAATATACCCCCGAAGTGGCCGGGCAGGAAGCGTCCTGGAATCTCACCGCTTCACTTGATGTTCAAGCCGGTATAGTCCTTAGAAATTTGAAAGCTCTTGGTTATGCGTATAAAGGTCAGGATTTTGTTTTCTCCATTGACAGCACTGTAGAGAATAAGGCGCTACTGATGACTTATGACAACATCAACATCCTTGACGCCTGCTTCTCTATGGCAAAGAAATGGGATTGCGAATGCTGGGTGACTGAAAACATCATCCATTTCGGACGTTGTGAGTCTGGCGATGCGGTGGATTTCGAGATTGGGAAAAACGTGCAGGAAATGCCACAGTCAGAATCCCAGTCCACCTACGCCACCCGTATCTATGCTTTCGGCTCAACAAAGAATATCCCATCTGACTACCGCCCCGTTGATGAGACTGTAGTGCTGAACGGCGTGGTGCAAAAACGCTTAATGTTGCCCGAAGGAACTCCGTACATAGACGCTTATCCTGGTATGACCATCGAGGAAGCCATCGAACAAGTGGTTATCTTCGATGAGGTCTATCCCCGAAGGGTCGGCACGATGTCGGACATTACCATCAAGGAATACACTGACAAAGTAGAAAATGCCGACGGGACTACCACTGAAAAGAAGTGGAATGCCTACCGCTTCAAGGATACTGGTATTACCTTCTCAAAGGACTATATCCTTCCCGGCAAGGAATTGAAAATCACTTTCCAATCCGGCAAGTTGAATGGTATGGAATTCGCTGTGACATTCGACCCTGAGGGAAAGCCGGAGAAACTTGAGAACGGTGGCTGGAACCCTGAGGCACAACTTTGGGAGATAGTCAGGAATGAGGACTACGGCAGACCGCTTCCGGATGGAGTGCTTATCCCCGAAAATGGTGATACTTACATCTTATCAGGCTGGAATCCCATGAAGATAGCTGAAATGGGACTGGTAGCAGAAGCACAGTTGGAGTTAAAGGACAAAGCCGATAAGTACGTTGCCAAATCAAAGATAGACCCTTCTACATATAACTGTAAGATGATGTCGGATGTCGCATACAGTGAGGACGGCATTCACAACCTCTACAGCATCGGTCAAAAGGTCAACCTTATCAACAAGGCCTATTTCGAGAACGGAAGGCAGTCAAGGATTATCGGATTTGAATTCAATCTTGACCTGCCTTATGATTCCCCTATATATACTGTCGGGGAAACCGCTGCCTATTCCCGTATTGGGGAGCTGGAAGAGCAAATAGAGAATATTACCTTGAAGGGACAGACATACACCGGTGGAGGTGGAAGTGGCATATATGTTATCGGAACGAATGACACTACGTCCCCTACAAACAGAAATGTGTATTCGGCTTTGCGTGTTCTGCAATCATTCCTCAGCAAGACCACCAACGACCGCACCCCCTTCAAGCTGGAAGTCGGCGACAAGCTCACCGCGGAGAAGGGAATTCAGATAAGCAAGAACTTCGTTTCCGGCATTATCGGAGGAAGCGGCGGCTACATCTATCTGGACGAGAACGGCAAGGTTGTCATCGAGACGGACAAGGCTGTATTCCGTGAGGAGCTTATTGTACCTCAGATTACCTTCAACTGCATAGACGTTATATCGGGTGACAAAGCCAATACGTTCGCCTACGGAACAATCAAGACTGTGGATACCGAGAACCGCATCGCCACCCTTGACCTTCTGGAAGGCCAATATGGTACGCTTCATGTGAGCGACATATGCCGTGGCGTATTCCATAACATAGGTGGGGGAAACACCGACAAGGATACGATTGGCGCAAACGGTTTCATTGAGTATTCCGGTTTCGCCACATCCTACTTTACTCCGACCAATATACTGGAGAACGAGGCAGGAATCATGAAGTTCGAATATGAGCTTCAGGTTGGTACATCCGTTCATCCGATGCCGGGCATGAACTTCTTTGCATACGGTAACTTCACCGATGAGGACCGTCAGGACATTACATACGAGAACAGATACTACACCCGTCGTATTACCCACGTCAACAATTGGGTGATAGACCCGGAAACGAACATCGAGATGCAGGTAGGAAAGCTGAACGGCCTTTCCATCGGCGGCATGGACTTCTCCGGTTATTCGTTCTACGGCAAGAATGTGTACATCTCCGGCACGATAGAGAGATTGAAGCCCAACGGCACCCCAGCCAAGGACTTGAGCTATGAGGGCGTTTGGGAATCCGGCAGAAAGTATGACTACTACGACAGCGTGACCCATGACGGAAGCACATGGGCCTGCATGAACAAGAACGGTTCGTCAGCCGAACCGGGCACGAACAATGACTGGCAGAAGATTGCCTCCAAGGGCGACCCCGGAGAATCGGCAGTGTTCGCAGACCTCACAAACGAGATGGATAACGTCACCCTTACCAATGACGGCAAGGTGTACCAGGACACGTCGATAAACACAGTTGTATGGATGAGCTACGGTACCAAGAAGATGACCCTCACCGGCATAACCTGCGCGCTCCCCGCCAACGTCACCGAGACGCACGACGTTTCCACCGGAGAGATAACTTTCAGTGTCAAGCAGGGCGTGGCTCTGGACGGCAGGAACCCGATACCCGTCGCGTTGACAGCCACCTACAACGGCAAAACCTACACCGGGCAGCTCACGTTTACCATGGCAGGTGTCAAGGGCGGTGCCGATGCCGTTCTGTACCGGCTTGTCCCGAGCGTGTCTGCCGTGATAAAGGATGCCAATGGTAATCTCAATGTAACATCCGTATCGTGTACACGGTTGAAGTCTTCGGTTTCCGGAGGCACGGCCGAGACCGGGACGGGCGATTTGAAGTATTCCCTTGACGGTGGAGCCGAAGTCTCAATCGGGAACAATGCCGGGGTACCGGTATCAAGCTTCCAGAAGAACATCAAGTTCATATTCTACGTGGACGGGAAGGAGGTCGATGTGGAGACGATACCTCTTGTTACGGACGGCAAGGACGGACAGAGCGTATCTTCACTCGGTCCGTGGTATACCGGACTGTTTGTACCAAAGCTGAGCATTGTCACGATGGGGGGAAGTTCATTCTGCTCAAAGAAAGATACCTCCAACCCACCGTTATGGACCACTACGACCAGTGACGGCAGGCGCATCCTGCAAACCCAGGATGGAGGAAAGACATACGGCTATATCTTGACAGGCGAGATGAACACGGAGGAGTATGACCTGCTTGTCCAGAGCGGACAAGACGGCAAGGACGGTAAGGGTTACGAATACATATTCAAGAGCACTACAACGAACACCCGTCCTGCAACCCCTGCCACATCACAGACTGATGACTATGTGCCTTCCGGCTGGAATGACGACCCCGTGGGAGTGTCGGCGACTGTCCCATACGAGTGGGTAAGCAAACGGACAAAAAAGGACGGTGTATGGAGCGCTTTCTCCACACCGGAACCGTGGGCCAACTATTCGTTCAATGCAGTCAGTGCCGATTTGGACAACCAGATGGATAATGCGACATTGGACGAGAACGGGAAAACGGTTGAAGCGGTTTCCATAACCACTACCGCATTCATGTGGAACGGAGCCACGAAGCTTGCGCTATCTTCCATATCCGTGCAGAACGTGACGGGCATAACTTCCTCTTATGTACTGGAAACGGGTGTCATTACGTTGTCCATTGCGAAAGGTATATCTTTGCCCGACCGGACGGAGATATCAATCACGCTTAAGGCTACGGCTGACGGAATAGAGCATACACGCACATTGAAGTTCACCCTGGCAGGTGTCAAGGGAGGCAAGAATGCGGTATTGTACAGCCTGGTTACATCGGTAAGCAACATTGTGAAGAAGAAGGACGGAACATACTCCGTATCCGGTGTGTCCGCTACGAGAATGAAAACCGTTGGCGGTGTTTCGCAGGCGACAACGGACGGTACATTGAAATATTCCATAGACGGAGGCTCGGAGACGGCAACAAGCAATGGGGTCAGCGTCCCTTCCTCTTCCATATCCACCAAGGTCGTATTCTCATTCTATGACGCTTCTGGCGTGTTGGTGGATATAGAGAGCATCCCGATGATTCAGGACGGAAAGGACGGGCAAGGATATACCCAGATGGGGCCGTTCAAAACGGGTCTCATTATACCCAAGATGGGGGTTGTCTCAATGGGAGGAAGCTCCTTTGTATCCAAGGTTCCCACAACAAACCCTCCCTTGTGGACTGTTACGACCAGTGACGGCAGACGCATATTGCAGACCCAAGACGGTGGGAAGACATACGGATACATACTTTCCGGGGAGATGAATTCCGCGGAGTATGACCTGCTGGCTTCAAAGGGAGAAGATGGAAAACCCGGAGCTGATGGCAAGCCTGGAGTTGACGGGAAACCTGGAGCTGATGGTAAGCAGGGTATCCAAGGCTGCATCATAAGACATTCCGAATGGGCTGTGGGCGTGACATACCGCAATGACGAAGCTCTGACAAGCGGCACCCGTTATGTGGATATTGCCATGATAAGGAATCTGGCTACTATCGACGGATGGGACGTGTACAGATGCAAGACTACGCACACAAGCTCTGAAAGCAACAAGCCGGGGAACACGACCTATTGGGAGAAGTTGAGCAACGTGGGGCCCATATTCACGTCGCTCATCATATCACCGAGTGCGCACATCTCATTTATGCAGAACAACCAGTTGCTCATTATGAAGAGTGACGGGAAGACTGTGACAGCAGGTCTTTCCGGTTCGGAAGAAGGGAGCAAGGTGCGTATCTGGGCTGGTTCCGCGACACCGGACAACGCTCCGTTCCGGGTATTGGAAAGTGGCAAGATGATAGGTACGGATGTGGAGCTGACTGGAACTATCAATGCTATAAGTGGTACTATTGCAGGCTTCAAAATTTCCGGTACCAGCATTTCAAGTACAGATGGCGCATACGATGGCGGTGCCGGAAACAACTCTTATTCCAATTCCAAGTTTTTCTTGCATGCGGATGGTTCCAGCTCTGCGTTCTTGGGTTTCAGTGCCACTAACAAATGGGTGGGCATTGGATTGAACTGTATGCCTGCAACTTCCAATATGCAGGTGTTGGGACGTTTTGAAGATACCGGCACATCATCCTATACCTATAACAAGGCAGGGCTGTACATCTCAATAGCAGGAGCTACAACCTACGATGACAGCAACGTTCATGGCAATAGCGCGCTATATATTCCCAAAGGGCATATTACCGGATTCCGTAGAAGATTCAGAAGGGTTTCTACTTCCACGACATTGACCAATATGGACAGTATCGTGAGACTGGTGAATACCGCTGAAATAACGGTTACTCTTCCGGCAGGATGCGAGGACGGTCAGGAGATATGGTTGTGTTCGGGAAACGAGAAAAAGGTTAATGTAGCAGCTGCATCAGGAGATACCATAACCGGCAGTGGAGAAAGTTTCGCTACTAACCGGTGGCACATCTACATATATGATGCGCACAACAGAGATTGGGTTTACGGATATACAAATTGGAACTAATATGAAAACAATCAATTTTGAAAGATTTGAGATTTACACTTCCATCAATCATAAGGAAGTGATTGTGCAGGATTGCAGGGAAGGCTTTGCCAATATCATCTACTTGAACGGTAGTGGTGTGGCTTGCCATGCGCTGGCGATGAAGGTTTACAAGTCGGAAGGGGCGACGGAGTATTCTGACGAGGAGATTACCTTGATGAAGCAATTCGCGGAAAACTTCGGCAATCTTTCACTGCTTGATTCGTTCGACATGAATGTTAAGGAAAGTACAAATGATAATGAAACAAGAAAGGAGGAACAACAATGATTTTGCAGGCAGACGGAGGGCACTACCTTACACAGAGTGCGGATGTGCCCATAGATGAAAGGGTGTTCGGGAATACGGCGTATATCAGCGACCCTTCGGAGGCATCCAAATATCGCCAGGTGTCCGAAGCCGAGAAGGAACGCATGCTAAATGCCGGAACGATATTGGACCCGTCCGACTTGTCGGATGAGTATCTGGACAAGGTGGACACGCTGCATGAGATTATTAAGGAGAACATCAACACCGCAGGTCTGACGGTTGAGGAGAGCCTTAAGCATAAGGAGTATTTCCCCAAGTGGGATGAATTAATTGGCAAGACTGAGCCAATCGGATTCATGTTCGCCTACGAGGACACGTTGTATGAGGTAATTCAAGAGCATGAATTTGCCAGCCAATGGGTACCGGGTATAGGAACAGAATCCCTCTACAAGGTTGTCCAGATTGAAGCGTCCGGCACAAAGGAAGACCCGATAGCCTGGAAGCAGGGAATGGAACTGTTCAACGGCAAGTATTACACGGACAAGGATGTGCTTTACTTGTGCATCCGTGACAGCGGCATGGGCTTGTCGTTTGACCTCGCCGACCTGGTGTCCGGTGGTTTTGTGGAAGTGGTCGAGGAATCTTCCGGCGACACTGTTCTATAACAAGGAAACTTGTTCTTTTTTCGGCTTTCCCGATGCCGTTAATTCGGGAATTTATTTAAACAAAAACGAGTTAATTATTTAAATGTTAAATTAGGGTATCATGTTTTTAAAGCGGATGCCCCTTAAATGTATTAAGTATGGCAGAGAAGCAAGATATTAGGGAAGACCAGATGAATCTAGTCAGTGGCGTAGACTATGTGAGAGGGCTGAGAGGCAATGACAGCGTGCTGATTGCTCTTAATAATCTGTTTGCTAATTATGGAATTGTCAGGGAGAATAAAAGATTTGATGCTGGAGAAGAAAAGGAAATCAACTTTAAAAATGGCGGTATAGTAATAATAAGAGTTAGCAGCCATAGCCATTCTATAGGAATGGCAGTCATAAATAGTGATTTAAGTGCTAATGTTCTGTCCGAATTACCAAACGGAAACTTTGGCGGCAAAGTAGAGGGTAAAATATGTATATATAGAAAAGAAAGTAATGGAAATCTGTATATATACAATGGAGCAGCAATTGCACATAACATAAATGCATGTTTTATTTCAGTTACCTAAATGTTTATTTTGCTTATTGTTTATATAGAATAAATTGACACCGTTATTTCCAAGCATGCTTCTTGCCCCTTAAATATGCAATGTTATGGCAGAGAAGCAGGATATAGCAATGAATGAGTTTCCGATAAACAATGTAGCGGACTATCTGTATACTGAGAAAGG